TCAAATCCGGTCTCTTCTCTGCTGCGCTTCGCGTGCTCTGACGCGCTGGCGAACGTGTCGGGTGTAGTGCCTGACCATGGCCGCGCTCTGGCCTGTGACGGCCGCGATCAGGTCATCGCTGCAGCCTGCGAGGAGCAGCTCGACAGCCGCAGTATAGCGCAGCCCGTGCAGGTCGTAGGCTTCTGCACCCACCGCCTTCCGAGCGGCGCGCATGGCGTCTGATGCTCCGCGATACTCCCATTGCCCCGGGCGCTTAGTCTTCGACATATCCTTGGTCAGGATGAAGAGGCTTTTTCGCTCGATGGCGTCGAGTGCTGCCGCGAGGTGCGGCGTGATAGGAATTTCGAGCCTCGCGCCGGTCTTGCTCTGGCTGACCAAGATGGTGTCGCCCCTGATGTGCCCCCACTGCATACGCAGCACGTCGCCGATCCGCTGCCCGGTGCCGAGACAGAGTTCGAAGAGCGTGCGCTCGCGGGTCCCGTAAGAATATGCCTTACGGAACTCGGCAACCTTGGTGTCAGGCCATGGCTCTCGGTCCTGCTTTTCGTACTTCAGCGCCTTTATGCCCTTCGCCGGGTTTTCCTCGGCCTTGGTCAGCAGGCCCATGTCCTTAGCGTGCTCCATGACGATCGACAGCACGCGCAGCCTGTAGTTTGCAAAATGGGCGCTCTTCTTCTTGGCCCAAGCATCGCGCCAGGCGATGGCATGGTGGCGCTCGATTTGCCGCGGCGCGAGGTGGCCAAGCTTGTCCTCGAAGTAGGGCAGGTGCTTCTCATAGTCATCACGCGTCCGGCGTTTCAGGTCGCGGTATTTGGGAGCGGCGCGATACGCGCGGATGACCGCCGCAACATCCTTGCCGCTGGGCACCGGAGATGGCGCATTGAGTAGGCGCTCGCGCTCCTGGTGAAGCGCAAATGGGACCGGCTCATCTTCTGAAAACTGCGTCTCAAGTCGAATTTCCACGATCTTCCCGGCATATCGTTTGCGGAAGAGGAGGACGCCGTCGCGCTTGCGGCGATGGATGTAGCTCGGCAGCTCTTTTCCCTTGGTCATGGTTCGATGAGGTCCGCTGGGTTGGCGTCTTTCGTGGCGGCATCTTGATGCTGATCTTTCGATCTCGCAAAGGTCACGGTGACGCTGGGCACGTATCCGGGCGGCGTCATGGCAATGAGGTCCTGCACTTGCTTCTGTGTCAGGCTGAAACGGTGTCCCATGTCTCAGGTCTCCGGTGGTTAGCTGGACTTATAGAACTGCTGGATGCGCCGGCGGCGCGCTCTGGCGGCGGGGAGCCTCATCAGCATGTGGACCGGGCGGATCGCGGCGCAGATGATGACGAAGGCGGTGTAGAGGTCGGTCATGGTGGTGACCTCCGCGCCTGGCACTTCATCGCGAGCTCGCGCATGCTGACTTCGACCGCACCGGCTGCGACCGCCTTGGCGCGCAATCCCATGCCGATGTCGAAATGCTCGTCTGCGGTGCCTGCGTTCTGCAGCCACTTACGCTTCAGGCCGATCTGGTCCGCCATGGCGAGCAGCTCGTCGGTGCTGTCCGCGATCATGTGGCTCATCTTCATGTGCCGGAAGCGGCCCATCTCGGTGCGGTACATGTCGTCGACGTAGACGGTCATGCGGCCACTCCCACCACATCTAGAGAGCGGATTTTCCGGGGGTTGTTATCCACAGGAATCTCGACAATCGGAGGCTGAGCCCTCTCGACTGAGGCAAGAAAGTGACGCAGCGTGAACGAAGTCCGTGAGTGGACTGATACGCCCGAAGACCTCTTGGTGCAGATAGCCGGAATTTCCCCGGTTCTGAGAGGGAGGGCAAACTTTTGAAGACAGAACTTTTGTATTACCAGTTGCCCCGGTTTGGAAAATGTCCCCCCAATCCGGGGCATTTGGTGGGCGACGCCACTCATGCGGCAACCTCCCGAGCTTCGACCAGGTGCGCGCAGTTCGACCGCACCAGCGCTTCGGCCAGCGGCGGGCAGACACTGTTCCCGACACACGAAACCTGCACGTCTTTCGGGAAAGCCTCGAACTCCCACTCGCCGTCCCGCTGGTGCCAAACGCCCTCGATCACGTAGTCGGCTGGGAAGCCCTGCGCGTTGAAGAGCTCGCGCGGGGTGAGCATCCGCATGCCCACGTCGACGATGACGAACGGCGTGCCGCCGATCTCGACGGTGACGAACTCGCGGTCATCCCAGAGACCGTGCTGGCGCATCAGCTCGGCCACCTGACGGGCGCGGGGCGCGTGCGCCTCGTCGAAGGGCGGCGCGGCGAGTTCCGCCTGCATGGGCACGATCCGGTCCTTGGTGGTGATCGTGTGCATGGGCTCGGTGGCGGGCGCGCCGTCGCCGGTGCCGTAGTATTTCGCCAGCCATGCGGCGACCGGTGTCTGGTGGCTGCCCGAGCTGGTGACGGTCGAGATCGGCTCACCGGCCGGACGGCCCGGGTGGACTCCTCGCCCGTCGTTGTTCTGCTGGGCGAAGAAGGCCGCGACCGGGTACTGCTTCACGCCTCCCGCCACGACGGTGTTCAGCGGCGCGGTGATGTCGAGCGCGCGGGGTGCCTGGCCTTCCCGCTCGCCGTTTCCGACATGGACCATGGTCGCGGCGATCATGCTGTTCTGATCTTTCTTGCTGGCGCAGATGGTGTGGTGCGGATCCTCGATCGACCGGCAGCGCCCGCCCTGCTGCGCGTAGGTCAGCACCGGTGCCACGACGGCGCTGTGGTTGCCTTCCGCGCAGACGGTGGGGTGAGGCTGTGCCACGGGGCCCATGCGGCGCGTGGTGCCCTTCAGGCTGGCCAGAAGCGGCGCAAGGATGCCGAGCGGGGCAGCGCCGCCCGGGCGCTTGAGGTAGCTGTTGGCGGTCACCGTCGGGAGCGGGCTGTCGATCTCGCGGCCAGTCGCTCCGGTCATGAACTTGGCGATGGATGGGGCAATGAGGGTCAGCCCCGCGCCGCCGGCCGTCACGGTATGGGCGGGCTCGGTCACGCCTTGCCACGGCTTCTGGCTGTTGCGCATGGTTGCCATGACCGGCGCGACCAAGGCGTGCGAGATGCCGCCTGCGGTCACGACGCCATGCGGCTCGGTCAGCGGGTATTCCCGGCGCCCGCCGCTGTCGCCGTGGGCGATGCTCACCAGCGACGGGGTGACCAGCGCCTTCTCGCCGCGGTTCGCGCCGGTAACGGTGCGCATCGGATCGTCGAGATCCTCGGTCCGCGCCCCGTGGGTCAGATTGACCAGGAAGGGCCGCTCGGCGTCGAGCACGTAGCGGCGCAGCCCCTTGGCCACGCGGGCGAGGGTGTTGTTCGCCAGCGGGCGTACGGCGCGCAGCCCGTGCTTCTCCATGATCTCGGCCTTGCTGTCGAAGATGCTTGGGCAGGGCAGCGACCAGTCGATGCATTCCGCCGCGGTGCGCCACGGCTGCAGCTTGCCCGCCTTCACCTCGTCCGAGTCCGGCGCGCCATGCGTCGGCGCGGGCCAGACGATGCGCTGACCATCGAACCGGATGCAGACGAAGAGCCGCTTGCGGATCGTCGGGGCGCCGTAGTCGCAAGCGCGCAGCTCGCGGCGCTCGATCTTCCCGCCGAGCTTGCGGATCGCCTTGCACCATGCGGCGAAGGTCTCGCCCTTGCGGGCCGGGCAGGGCATCAGGCCGCGCTCGGTCTCGATCAGCGGGCCCCAGCCTGCGAACTCCTCGACGTTCTCCATGAGCACCACGTCGACGCGCCCGCCGCTCTTCTGGATGCGCTCAATCCAGCCGGGGATGATCCACGCGAGGTCGCGGATGTTGCGCGCCACGGGCTTGCCGCCCTTGGCCTTGCTGAAATGCTTGCAGTCTGGGCTGAACCACATCAGGCCGATGTGCTTGCCTGCGAGATGGTCGAGCGGATCGACGCGATAGACGTTCTCGGACAGGTGCAGCGTGTCCGGATGGTTTGCCGCGTGCAGCGCCAGCGCCGCCGGATTGTGGTTGATCGCGATGTCGGGCCCGCGGCCAAGCGCCATCTCGATGCCGGTGCTGGCCCCGCCGCCGCCGGCGAAGCTGTCGACGATCAGCGGCAGGCCGGTGTAGGCGCGGTCGGGCAGCTCGGGGAAGTCGAAGGTGTCGCGCATCAGAAGAACGCCTCGAGGAATGCCGCCATAACGCGGATCATCACGCCGAGCTGCTCGACCGCGGCGCAGATCACCCACATGCCGCCGGTCACGATGATGCCGAAGATCAGGATCGCTGCCCACCAGCCCGACGGCAACGGCGCTTCGGGTGTCCGCTGGTCTTTTTCGCTGTCCGGCTTAATCGGCGGCAGGCTCGCAGACTTGCGGTGTTCTCGCTCGCTCAGCTTGCTGGGAAGTGCAATCTGAGTTGGCGCGCAATGGTTGGTCAGGGAGTTTGTCATGTTCTGTCTCCTCAGGCGTCCATCTCAGCGCCCCGCTTGGGGGCGCTGGCAAAGGCGGCTGGATCAGATTTCAGGGGTGCCTTGGAACATCGGCAGGCCGGTCGCATCGCGCGCGGTGGCGACGGCCTCGTCGAAGGCTGCTTCAAAAGCCTTCTCTGGGTTGTAGATGGTGAGGATGAACTTCACCGAGGCGCCGGCCTTGCGATAGCGGAAGCGAACCGGAAGGCGGTAAGGTGCGCCGTTTAGGAACACCGGGATCGCGATGGTGATCAGGTTCGGAACGTTGAGCGGCTTGCCGTCCGCGCCCTTGTGCTCGTTGAGGAACTGGATCTCGGATTCGCCGGTATCGCGGTTTGTCTTCACTGTCAGGTCGCTGGTCTCGTGCACCTGGAAGCGGCGGGACATGGCGAGCAGCAGCGAGAGCTGGCCGAAGCGTCCTTCGATCTTCTGCGCGGTCTGGATCAGTCGGTTTTCCCAGGGCTCGTTCTTATCCGAGATAGTGCCACCGAGGACGGCCGGCGTCGGGTCCATGATGTCCTTGGCGTGGGCTTCGATGAACTCGCCCATCTCGTCCTTGTCGAGCGGTTGGCCAGAGATGCGCATCCAGTCCTTCCATTCCTCCGAAAGGGGGAAGCTGTAGATCGCCCGGTGGTGGCAGTGCCGTGCGGTGGGGTCGCCAGCAGGTGCGACGGGCTGGGCTGGGCCTGCGAGGTGATAGTCTGCGATGCAGGTGAGGGTCGGCTTCTGCATGTCTGGCTTCGCGAAGAGCACCGAGTTCTCGCCCTGGAACCGCTTCGCCCAAGCAACCAGGCTGTCGAGATCGTCGAGGCGGGCAGTTCCTGCGCGGCGCAGTGGCTTGAGGTAGCCAGCGGCCTCCCGTAGCTTGTCCGTGAGGTCGCTTACCTTCCGCCCGTCGGGCAGCGTGATCAACTGCGCCTTGCCGAGGTCGAGCTCTGCCGGCGTCTCGATCGGGTCGTGGTGTCCGATCTCCTGCATAATGTCCCGCATGGTCTCGGCGGGGTTCTGCATGGTCTGGGTGACAAGTTCTGTCATGGTCGTGTCCTTCGTGGGCAGTGGTGGTCAGATGTCCCGGACTTCGCCTGTCTCGGGGTCGTAGTTGGTGGCCTCGCGAACCGGCTGGTTCATGCGCGCCATCATCGGGCTGTAGAGCGTCAGCTCGCCCGCATCGTTGATGTACGCGGCGGCGCTGCTCGGCGGCTTCTTGGGGTCCTTGAAGGTCACGGTGGCGCCCATGCCGACATCGCCCGCGTTGCCCACGGCGTAGTTCAGCTGGATAGTCATGGTGCCATTGCAGCCTTTGGAGCCGTGCTGCGCGTTGTGCTCGAGCAGGTCCTGCATCAGCTTCTGGTGGCCGGTCATGACCTCGCCCAAGAATTCGCCGCCATCAAAGAGCATCAGGATTTGCTCAAGCGTCCGCATCTTGAACGGATCGTGCGGCTCGGTCGGATTGATCTGGGCGGGCGGCTTCTTGTTCGTCATCACGGCGGTTCTCCTAGCGAAATTGGTGCCCCCGCCGCGTTCTTGTGGGGGGAGCAAGAGGTCTTCGGAAAGGCGCGGCGGGGGATGCGGGCCTCATGCCCTGCATTCAGTGGGGCAGGCGCCCCGGTTTGGTGTCCTGCGGCGCGATCTCCTCGATCGCGACCAGGATGACGAAGGAAACGCCAAGGGCGCATGCCAGTCGGCGCGCTTCGTCACGTGCAGCCTCGATGCGGGGAAACCGGCGCTTCGGCTCAGTCTTCGCTTCGGGGTGTCGAGGCTTGCGGCAGACCATCCAGAACGGGTCCTCGATCGGGCTGAGGCGCCTGATCTCTTCCGCCGCGAGCATGTAGCCCCGGCTGGTGGTGTCGATCACGCGGCTGGCGCTCTCGCATATCGCCGCGCGGTCGTGCTGGTCTTCCGTACGCAGTTCTCTGGCGAGCTTGTCCAAAGCGTCCCGCGCGATCTTCGAGTTGGCGCGGAAGACATCATCGGGGTTCGGATGATCCCCCATCAGAGAATGGGAACCACGACCGCGAGAATGCCGACGCAGGCCGCGCCGAGCGCTAAGCCGAGGCCCCAGCACAAGCCTCTGCAAAAATCGTCGAGGTACCGCTCGCGGTGGCGGATGGCGTTGCTGATCACGTCTGCTCTCCTTCCAGAATGCCGCGCAGCGCGCGGGCCGAATGCGCTTCTTTGGGATCGTCTGTGCGATCCACGATCACCGCGCAGGCGCGGGTGATCTCGGCGATCCCATGGCAGGCGACATCCGCGACGACAGCGCGGGCCTGTGAGAGACAGAGGGCGTGGTGTCCGTGAGTGGTGGCTTCTGCTCTCACTGCCTCTCCGCGCTCAGGCGATGGGAGGGAGGATGAACGTGCCTGCATCGGGATGCCGCCTGCCATGGGGTCGCGGGGGTGGTGTCGTGCGATGGACGCGGCTCACGCCGCGTCGCCGCCCGGATGGTGGGGGAGAAAACGGGTCAGGAAGCCTGCGCGCCGCGCATCGTGCTTGGGGCGGGCTTCCTCGACTGCCTTGCTGATCGCAGGGCGCGCCCGCTCGAGGCCGGCTGCGACCTCGCCGAGCGTGGCCTCGCCAGTGAGAGCCGTCGGGTAGTGCGAGGGCATCGCTTCCAGGCGCTGCAGGCGCTCGCCGCCAATCGGCGCGCCGCGGAGTTCCTTGGCGGTCAGCCAGAGCTGGTGCGCGGCGGAAGGCAGGGTCTGGGGGAGTTCTGGGTTCGTAAGGCCAGCGGCGATGGCGCTGAACTGTTGGTGAGGTTGGTCCGACATAATAGCGTCTCCATGGGTTGATGGAGATCAGATAACATGACCAATATGGTCACTGTCAATCTAAAAAATGACCACAACGGTCACTATCATCCGAATCGCTTGCGCCACAGGTTGTGTAGTCGCTTAATTGTTCACGTAATGTTCCGGGGGAGCTTGTTCGTGTATTGGGATGGCAATCCAAGGTTGCTCAGGGCGGCGCTGGCCGCCATCGAGGCTGATGCGTCGGTGGATGAGTGTTATTTCTCGCCGAGGTCTCGCATCTTCGTCGCCAGGTCGAGTGGGAGCTTGTCCCATCTTCCAAGTATCAGGAAATCCAAGGTGACGCCGAACTGCGCGACTAGAAGGGCAGCCGTGGTCTCGTTTATGGCTCGCCGCCCATTCTCGAACCGAGACCAATAAGTGCGTTCGATTCCCAGCAGGTCTGCCATCTCGGCAGGAGAAAGCTCTTGAGACTCCCGAAGTAGGCGGAGGCGGTGCCCGATGCTTTCGGGTCGCATGGCTTCAGCGAGTTCGCGAGGGAGGGGGGTTTTGGGCTGAGTTTTCATCCGGTCACGATCCTCGCTGACCAAATCGGTCTCAATAACCAAGATTGGCGCTGGACAGATGACCGAATTGGTCATAACCATCTTGGTCATGATCCAACGAACCGTCTCTGAAATTCTGGAAGAATGGCCTGACCGGCGCGCGGTCCTGGACGATGCACGCGTTGCTGACTCTGATCTCGCGCTGATTGCGGTTCACCGTTGGGTGAAGCGGCAGAGCATCCCCTCAAAGTACTGGCATGCGCTAATCTTGGGCGCTGCATCCCGGGGAATACCGGTATCCGCCGACGAACTGGCCTTGGCGCATGCGCCGAAAGGGAATGCAGCATGAAATTACACCTCGTTGTTTCGAATGAGTCTCCAGCCCAACCTGCCGTGCGGACCCCGCGTCAGTCCCGGCCCAAGATTCTGGACCGGTTCGCCGTCCGGGTGACTGCGCCCGAGGTCTGGTGCCGGTTCTTGCACGCCGAATTCCGGAACCCGGAAGAGGTCGCTGCGCACTTCGAGGTGCGGTTCTCGACCGCCTGCAACTGGTGGAACGCCACCAATCGCCCCTCTGCTGACAAGGTCCTGATCGCCATGGTCGAGCACGGCGCAGCTCTGTCGGCGGCGCTTGAGGCGGAAATGGGTGAGCGGAGGGCGGCATGACGCCGCCCGGCATCGCGAATGTGGGCGCGAGTCCGCACAGCAATTCAGTCGCTCGGGGGATGCCGTTCTCCGTGTGTGGCGCGAAGCGGGGCCGCGTGCGGCTGAATGCCCCGCGTTTCCCTGTTGGAACTGCCGGGGCTTCGGCCCCGGCCTTCTTCTGAGGAACGCCCATGGCTTATCGCATCCCGACACGATCCGACGATGAGGCTCTCCTCGCCCTCGTTGAAAGCCGGGCCGGCGGCACGTCCAGTGGCGAAATCGCGAAGTCCAGCGGTCTCGCGAGCCACCAGGTTCGGGTCCGCACCAACCGTGTCAAAGAGGCGGATGAAGCGGCTGAGGGGGGGGCGGACCTGTCCGCTGCCTATTGGTGAGAGGGATGCGCAATGTAGAAACCACGTCGATCGACATGCGGAAGGCCCGCCAGCTGCGGCGCTCGGGATTGTCGCTCGAGCATGTCGCGGATCGGGTCGGATGCAGTCGGGGGCGCCTATCGCGTGCGCTCAAGCGTGATGGCGATCCTCTTCCCAACGGTGCTCGGCCCCGTCTTCGCAAGGGCGGCGATGCCCGCGCGGTGAAGATGCGGCAGGCCGGCGCAAAGCTAGATGACATCGCGACCGCCTTGGGCGTCGGGCGAACCACCGTCTGGCGCATGCTCCATCGGGCCGGAATGACCGGCGGCGCAGCGCGGAGGGCGGGACAATGACCGGCTCCGCTCGCGCATCCTTCGTGATCGCCGCGACGGCGCTTGCCCTGCACAAGGGCGGCATGACGCTTTGCGGCAGCACCATCATGGCGCTGAGCGATGCGCTCGACGCCTTTCCGAATGTCGCGCCTGGCGATGATGTCGCCCTTGCGCACGCCCGTGCCCGCGAGGTGATCGCGGCGCGCTTGCACAGCAACGAGACCGCGTTCGGCGCGGCGAAATACGCGCTCGAGGTAGAGATGGCGGCCCTGTGGGCGCTGCGTGCCAGAGCCTACTCCAAGGGGACTTAATGATGGCGACGCAACGCGCCTTCCGACCTGTCGGAACAGATGACTTGCCCGAGTACCCGATCTCGGCAGAAGACCGCCTCGACTCCCACTTCTTTATCCAATGGAACTTGAAGCGCTGGCGGAAGAGCAACTTCAAGCGGTTGGCCGAGCCCGAGGTCGGTTGGTTCGGCTTTCTTTTGATCTGCGAGGCACACGACGAGACTCCGGTGGGCACCCTGCCTACAGATGAGCGCCTCCTCGCGGATACCGTCGGCGTCACGCTTGATCGTTGGCGGCAGCTCTGTGAGCGGGAGATCAATCCGCTGCACAACTGGCACCTTGTCCGATGCGACAACGGCGAAGTCCGCTACGCGCATCCGATCGTGCAGGAAGTCGCCCTCGAGGCGCTCAAGTCCCGAAAGAAGAACCAAGTCGAGGCAGACCAGCGGCGCCTCGCAAAGCGCCTCAAGGACCTCACCGAAATGATCGAGACGAGGATCAAGGCGCCGCAGCTGCTGCAAGTGCCTGGCTTCGTCGGCCGATTCAATGAATGGCTCGAGGAAAACTATCCCGACGCGCAGCGGCGCGAGCCTCTCGTTCGCAAGGCTCTGGATGAATTTCAGGTGGAGATGAGCGGGTGAACGGAACGGTTCTGTTCCGTGATATTCTGTCACCGTCACAGAATATTCCGGAAAAATCACAGAACGGAACGGAAATTACACGGAATGTTCCGTGTTTCTCCGTGATCTGACCCGTGTTTCCCCCTTTTTTGTCTCGTTTCCGTACCCGCTGAAAGGAGAGGAAAAGAGATTGAAAAGAAAAGGAAAAGAGAAAGCGGAACCGCGACAAACCAGCGGTGACACCTGTGGATAACTCAGGATTTGCTGAGAGAAGGGGCTGGAAATGACCACCGAGCAGACCACCAGCGAGACGAAGCGGGGCAGGGTAAGGCGCCTGTTGATCGACCCATTGACCGAGCATGGCTTTCGCAAGCCCGGGAACGTGAAGCTCGATGCGCACGACGCTTTCCTGGTGAAGCTGGCCGATGCGCTGACCTACATGTCGGATGAGCAGCTCGCGACGCTCCGCGACATGCTGCGGTACCGCGGTGAAGGCAAGGCGCGGAACGCTTGGCCGTCGATGGCGACGATTGCCGCAGTTGCCGAGAAAGTCGCGCCGCGCCCGCTCGAAGAGCATCCGACGATACTAAGCTGGTTCGGCTCGGCGCGTGGGCCGCAGGCGCTCGCCGAGGGCGTGCTCGTTGCCGAGTTCGCCTTTCTCGAGAAACGCAAGCGCCCGCCACTGAACGATGGCGACCGGCGGATCATCCGCGAGCGGGCGGACGAATGGTCGCGGCAGCGCGAGCTGATGGTGGATCGTGGTCGGCGCGGCATGTCGCGGGACGGCGATGCTCAGTGGCTGCGCTGGTACGACGGTTTGGAGCGGCGCGCGATGGCGCTGCTTCCGGAGGGAGCGGTACGATGATGGCTTCTCTGATGGCCGGCGCGGTTCGTCCCGGGCGCTCGGTGAAACGCTCGGTCAGCATCTGGGAGCTTCTGGTCTGGGCCTTCCAGAGAGAGAAGATCAGCATCGAATTTGACGAACTCTCCCGGCTGGCCGGCGAGCGGCCCGGTGTCGGCATGGAATACATCCTCATGCAGCGGCACAATCTCGGCTGCTCGGTCGATGGCGGCGGGCGGTCCGAGCCGCACCCGGACGCGGACCTGATCTCCTCGGCGCTCGCCGCGCTGCCGGAAGCGGTGGGTGGCCGGCGCATGGCTGTCTGGATCGCTAGCCTTGCCCAGTCCGGGCGGTGGCCTGAGGTGGATTGCCAGCCTGAGGCCAAGTGCGAGCCAGCGACGGTTCGTCGGTGCAAGCATGGCGTGTACGCCGAGCGCAGCTTTTGGTCGGGGGATGGAATCATGCATCGATGGCCGCAATCTCAGCTCGGCAAGAATGATGGCTATGTTTGCTTGGTGCGCTACACTGGCACAGCTCGTGATGTCGCTTCGCAGCGGAGGCAATGGTTGCAGTGGTGGAGTGCGCTTCTGGAGCTCAGAACGACGTTCCAGATCAGGGGTCTATCAGCCTTCGAAGTGACCGACTCGATGCCGCCGATGGCCCCCTGGAATAGCGGTGGTCAATGATCCACTCGCTTATTCTTGCACTTGAGTTGGTATGTCTCCATTTCGAAGGGGAAGGCGCTCATCTTCTGCGGTCGTTCAGTCGTGATTGTGAGGTCCGCGCCGTCCTGTTCGACGACCGTTCTATCGCCTCTGAAATCCCGAAGCCAGTTCAAGCCAAACACGAACTGGCTCAGGTAAATATCGTTGAAGAACGTGCAATATCTGACTTCACCGAATATTGCGAGCCCGTGGCTGTTAGCAACTCCCAAGGTGGGACGCGCACTCTCCAGTTGGCGCACCGTGATTCCCTTCGCCAGAAGTCTGATACTGACGGTACTTCCAGCTGTAGAGCCATCTACATAGCTCCATTTCTTGCTGAAATCTCCGAGCAAATCGTTAGATGGCCATTCTTGAGGGAGGCCCGCATCTCCAGCGCCTCCGAGCGAAAACAACATCGGGTGGGTCCGAAATTGGAACCATTTCACAGGTGTTTGACCGATATTCTGAAATCGAATGTGGACTTGCGGCGCGTCTCGCGCAGGGGAGCCCCACCTAAATTCTGCCTTGCTTGCGGTCACGTAGGCCTGCGCCTGCGCCTCGCCGATCTCTCTGGTGTCGCTCGCCATTCTCCGGGTTTCGCGCAGCGTGAAGTAGACCAACACGACGGACAAGAAGCCGACGACGATGCCTGCTATCCCGGTGTATCCCATTATACGTGTGAACAGGGCCACCTCTTTCTGGGATTGAAGGTTGCGCTCGGCGCGCTTTGCGTCATCGCCGGCTTCTATTTCATCCTCCAAACAGCGACGGAGGAGCGTCGGAGAAAGGTCGGTCCCGCAGTGGAGTTCTATCCGGTCTGTGGTCTGTTCGCGGGAGGCTTTGGCGCCTTCTTCATTGCGTACTCGCTGCTCGGTTAGCCTTGAAGACAGGTCCCAGATCAGGACAGCCATAGCTAGCGCTATGATCAATACGAGTAGCGCTATGGCGAAATGGCCTTGTTGCAACTTCTTAAGCATGTTGACGGGAGCAACTCGTGAATAGTGATTCCAACGGGTTGGAGCGTTTCAGGAACTCGAACCGCTGTCACGTAGCCTGGTGGCTCGCAGAAAGTATCTTGACTTCAAAGTCACTCTGTTGACATCTTGCCTGCGAACCGAAGTGCGCCCGGAGCGGAGACCCCGCTGCCGGGCGCTTCCCGTTTGGGATACCTCAACGCGCCCGCCGACTGGCGCGAGGCACACAGACCAGCTGCAGCGGCGGGGCGGCTGGCCTTAAAATTCCAATACAAGCCGTAAGGCTCAAATCCATGGGTCCCTCCTGGAAACCGCCCGTATACGGGGCGGCTAAGGGCATGGGTTTTGCCTCTCTAAACAACTGAAAAAGCCTAAACTCCTAACTAAACCAAGGGGATGAAGCTAAACGACTTGGGAGGTCGCAGATGAATACGACCGAACTTGCGAAAGAACTTGGCCTCTCGAAGGGGCGCATCAGCCAGTACGTGTCCGAGGGCAAGCTCGACGGGTGCTTCACCGGCGCCGGGCGGGCGCGGCGGTTCAACGTCGACAGGGTCCGCGCGGTCCTCGAGCAGAGGCTGGACCCCGGCCAGATGCTCGGTAACGGCGCCGAGACGAAGCGCCGGCTGCGAGAGGGCGAAGCTGCACCGGGTGCGCCCGAAGCGAGCGCGCCGCCCTCGAGGCCGGACGGGCAACTGCCCAAGAATGATCCGGACCGCTACGAACTCGCACGGATCCAGAAGGTCGAGGAAGAGGCGCGGCGTCTGCGCCGGCAGAACATGCTCGAAGAGGGAAGCGTGGTTCTGGCGGAGAAGGCCGCACGCGAAGCGACGCGTGCACTATCGCGCGAGCTGGCACAGGTCGAAGACTTCCTGCGCCGCGCTGCTCGAGCGATCGCCGACGAGCTCGGCGTCGATTTCAAGGAAGCGCGGAAACTGGTGATCGATCTCTGGCGCGAGCACCGGGGCGCGCGGGCCGATGCCATGGCTGAAGAGGCCACAGCTGCCACGATGGATGCCGAAGAGGACGAGGTCGATTTCTGATGGGATTTCTTGCGTCGGCGCGACATGTGGTCTGCTCGGCCATGGCCGCGGCAATGGCGCCGCCTCCGCCACCTGACATCACCCGGTGGTGCACCGAGAACATCGAGTTTGACGAGCGCTCGCCGATCTCCGGTCCGTTCGATATCGCGCGCTTCGAGTTCCTGCGCGAGATTCACCAGGTGCTCTCGCCGGAGCATCCGAGCCGAGAAGTGACCATCCGGGGCTCGGCGCAGTGGGGAAAGACGGTGTCGATCATTCAGCCGACGCTGGGCGCCTGGCACGAGTACACGCCGCTCGACTCGCTGATCGTGCACCCGACCGGCAGCGCGGCGAGCGAGTGGGTCAACAACAAATGGATGCCGATGCGC